AAGAGATAGCCTCTATCCCGGCATCCAGCATCGCATCGGTGACGAACTGGAATCGAGCCGCTGGGTCAGACGCGACCGGAATTTCTTCGATATCCGATAGCGTCAGATACTCATTGGGAAGATCGCTCACGCGATATTTTTCCCAAGACCGGCAGCCGGCTTGTTCCCATGCGCCAAGCAGGATCGTCTCCGAACTTGAACGGATTATTTCCCACTCCGCTTTGTCGAGAAGACGTTTTTCAGCCATCATCGCCCTCAATAAACCTCACCAGCGTACCGCCATCGAAATCGCGGGGCGCGTCGAGTGCCTGTGCGGGGAACTCGGGTAGCGAGTCTTTGGTGAATGTGCCGACGCCGAATTCCCACTCGCACGCGATATCGGGATTGATCCGCCAAATGGCATCGCCACGGTAGGACGACCACAGAGCCCGAGCGTCGCGCATCAATCTGTCTAACCGCTCTGTAAGCTCTCTCGTTTCCTGCGTGCTCACGCCGTCACCCTTTCTCCGATTCGTTCTTCAATATTTTCCGGTGAAACATATTCGTCGCCGATGCGAGCTTTTGCTCCGCAGTCGTGTTATCGCCCCGCAGCATGTACTTCACAGCGTCGATCAAACCAGCCAGAACAAGGTTCTGTGCCGTGACCATCTCCACATGGTCATCGCTCACGCCGTCACCCTTCATTTTCACGCCCACCATATCCGCGCATACCTGCCTACCGAACCTTCGCGCGCGGCAAGCCATTCGCGGGCAGCAATCAGGTTCCCGCGCGGATGATTGGGATGCGGGATTTTCGGCCGTGCGCCGTTGATGCTCAGCCGCCGGTGCTCGCACCGACCGCAGATCACGACATAGATCACATCATCCTTGGGATCGGTGCCGAACGCTTCTTCCAGATACTCGCGATGGAAGCCGAGACGGCAAAGGATGCGGGCGAACAGGATCATGGCGCGCGCCAGTACTCAGGGCGACGGTTAGACGGGCAAAGCTTCTCTCTGACCGTCTGCCACTCCGGAACGGCGGCCAACCGCTCCCCCATTTCGATCAATGCCACCAACGTATGGTTCGGCATGATCAGCATGAAGATGGCGAACAGGAGCAGAAAGCCGCAGCCGAGAATGCGCGTCAGAATATCGAGCCAGATTGCTTTGAGCGTTTTCACGCCGCCACCCTCCCGCCAACCAGCGCCATCACGCGCTCGTAAAACCGCACCGTCGCATCCCGCGCTTCTCCCAGCGTATGCGGGGCCAGCCGGTGGAACTTGCTGCTGTAGCCGTGGACCTCGACCTTGCGGCCCAGCAGGTGCGCCCAATAAACCCCGTGGTAGCTATTCGTGACCACCGTCTCCGCAGACCCGAGGAAGGCGACGATCTCCGTCATGGTGGCGGAATTATCCATCGTCGGCAGGCCGGTCTTGTAGGCCGCTGGGTATCGGGACCGGATCGACTCGCTGGCGTTGACGAACGCGACCCGCTCCCGACTGACACTGTATGTCAGATCGAACAGCGGCGACATGCAGGACGGGCACGGTGCGTACAGCCCCGCCCTTTCCCGTTCCGGCGTCCATTCCCGCGTGCCGATCAACGCAAAGCCGTCCGGGTCCGGCCATGGTTCCGTTTCACCATGACGGGATGAGCCGGCGCCCCAGATGACCTTCGGCACGTCGGGCAGAACCGGCTTTCTGGCAAGCCAGTTCACCATCGTCCCGCCGCCGTATATGACGACCGAACCCTTCGGCTTTTCCGAATAGTTCAGGACCTCATGCGGACCGAAGTCGAAATACTGAGCAGGACAGGACGCCATGTCGCCCGTGTTGCGGGGATCACGGATGTGGGAGAAGGAGATCACGTCCTACGCCAAGCCTCCCACAACGACGCCAGCAAACTCTGAGAGTCGCACCCTCCCATCTCGCAAATCTGGCTGTCGTTTTCAGCAAACCACTCATCGAAAATTGCCATGCCCGCCTCAAGAGCGTCGGTTGGAATTTCTTGATCGCTGGCCTGTCGATCTTGAGTCGCATTTACTGTCATTACCATCACGCGGCCTCCGCTTCCGGGTCCGGCCAGCCACCGAGATCGTACTTCGCGACCGTGGACCCGGCATCGTTCATCACGAAGACCTTGCCGCTGTCGTAACGCTGCGTGCCGACACCGACAAGATCGGCGTAGACGACAGGGATTTTGAAATCCACGCCCTCCTTCGGTTCCCTCGCGACGCGGACCTCGTAGGCAAGGCGGACCGATTCCTCGTACAGTGTCGTCACGTGTTTGATCGTCAACATGTCTTCTCCTTCGGTTAACCGACCGCCATCGCTGACGGCCGGGCTTCACCTCCGTACGAATTCCGTCGTAAGGGTCTTCCGCCCTTCGTCATCGGTGTGCTCTGTCACCATCACGCGGTACAACGGCGCGATCTCGAATTTCGGCACCGGATCGAACTGCGGGCTGAACGCCATGTATTCGATGGCGTCCATATCCAAACGATGTTCTGCCCTGACCACAATCATCCCGGCCATGGCCGCGGCGATCACGTCCGCGTAGTCCTCTATCAGCGGGCGTAAAACCTCAAACCGGCCGATGCGGCGCTCCGTGTAGAAGTTCGCCGATATCTCGATTTCAGGCAGCGTTTCGATCATCACAGAACCTCTTCCAGCTTCGCCCTCGGAAAACAGTCCAGCGCAGACCCCGGCGTGCAATTCACGACCTCGACCCCAGCCTTCTCGAGATCGGGCGGCAGCGTCCGGTAGTGCGGCAGCCAGCCCTGGAACTGGCCCTCCCCCGGGTTCGTCGTCATGACGTGATCGGGATGCCAGTGGGCCGCACCGTTCGGCCCCAGCTTCATGTCGTACCCGAGCAGAACGATCCTCTCCGCTCCGAAATGGACGGCGAGGTTGATCGCCTGGTATCCCGAGTTCCCCCCGGTATTGAGAACCGAGGGATCGAGGCTGAGCCCGTCCGTCTTCGCGTGCTTGAGCCTGAAGATATCCCTGAATTCGATATCCTCGACGCTGACCTTCAGCCCCTTGAAGCCCGGCGCGTTCTGCGCCGCCCGCCACCAGCTGGCGTCGGCGCCGTAGAGGCAGTCGGCCCATCGGCATCGTTCCCAGGTTCGGTTGACGACGATGACCCGGCATCGTCCTTCGTCTCTTGCGCGTCGGACGTGTTCAACGTCTCCGTCGCTGAGGCTGGGGCCGGAGGCGATGCAGACGACGGTTCCTGTCCAGATTCGGGGGACCCGCCAGCGTTCGCCTCCGGCTCCGGAGGGTGGACAACGACACGAACCTCCGGGACGGTCTCATGGACGCCAACAGGCGTGCTCTCGGGAACCTCGTCCGCCGCGCGCCGCCTGATCCAGCGCCGGGCGGAGGCGGGTTTGAGATCCACCACCTGCCCGGCCCGGAAAGACTGTTCCACGTCGCCAAGATGATTCCTGACCTCGCGGTCTTCCGTGAACTGGATACGCATCACACGATCTCGTCAACCGACGCCAGATCGTGATCGCTGGCGATGCCGGTACGCGGCCAGACGCCGAACACGACGGCGGCGTAATCCGAGGTCGTGTCCGCCGGGGAATCCGTGTCCGTCCCCGTCACGGTCAGCCGTGCCCAGCGGTAGTCGTTGTCCATATCGAGCTCCTCCGGGCGAAGATCGATGGTCTGCTGTACGTTGGACTCCGACGGCGAAGCCGAACCGTCCACCGCCGACGTGGTCTTGCCGGAGATATCCTTGGCGGACCCGCCGGACGTAACCGCCTGTTCCAGCTTCGACGACAGCGTGACCGTCGCGCCGGCATCGCCGACCAGAAAGATCACGAGGTAGGCATGGAACTTCGACGTATCGAACCAGTCGCTGGACTGATCGCCCGGCGCATACACGTCGGGATCGATGGTCGCCACCACCGCCATGACTTCGGAAGGCAGGCAGTTGGGAACCAGCGCCCCCTTGAGCCCCAGCAGAAGGGATGCCTCGTCCGCCCCCGCCGTGGTCAGGGTCCTGACCATCTTGACGTAGCGGTGGCCCTCGGTGAGCTCTTCACCGCGGACGTTGATCAGCACCTGCTTGTCGCTGTCGTCGGGCGAGGCTTCCGTAAGCTGGGTAACCGCCTTGCCCGAAACATCCGACCCGCCCGAATCGGCGGTGTTGGACTGAAGCTTGAGATCGTACTTGCCGGTGCTGGCGAAGGTACCAACCAGACCGACCGCAAGCAGGGCCTCGTAATCCGACATATCGGCGAACCCGCTCGATACCGCCGCCTGTGAATAGGCATCGGGATCGATCGCCGCGATCACGTCGATGAGTTCTGAAGGAAGGGCATTTGTGAACATCGCAAATCTCCTTGAGAAAGATGGGGGAAGGCCGAAGCCCTCCCCCGGTCATGGTTAGCCGCGCGCGGCCAGCGTCACGACACAGGACCGCGTGGCGGAGCCGTTCTTCGGCGAGATCGCCGAACCCCACCACGACTGGCCCGCCACCCGCATGATGAAGCGGAAGGCGGTGATGTCGTAATCGAACCAGAGGTGCATCGACACATCCTGCCGGATGCCGGAGGTCTTCACCGCCGTCAGGTACTGACGGAGATCGGTGAGGATCACGTCGCCGGCATCACCCAGCGTCTGGCAGGCTTCCGTCGGGATGACGGGCTTGCCCATCAGCGTCCCGAACGGAGTCTGCGACAGCCCGCCGGGCGGCAGATAGACGGGCACCGCCGTTCCGGTTCCGGGGAACGCCATCGACAGAAGCTGCGGCTCGATGTCCTGGTTGATCAGCCAGATCGCATTGGAACGACAGCCCGAATACAGCCGCGACCACATGTTCACGATGTTCTGGAACACGATGGTATCGGCCACCTGACCGCTCTCCTTCGCGACCTCGACCTTGGCGTCCGCCGCGAGCAGGCCCTTGGGCATGCCGGCGCCGGTGCCGTTGACGATGGCGTCGTTGATCTTGAAGTTGAACTTCTCCGGCACCTTCCGGCGAAGGTAGGTCGTCATCGCCGGCGCATCATCCATCAGCTCTTCCGTCACCGGAACGAGCGAAGTCAGCTTGTTGAGACGGATGGTCTCCTGACCGAGGTTGGGCTTGGACTGCGTAAGCTGCGCGGCCTCGCCTTCCCAATTGGCCAAGACACCACCGGAGGTCTGCCACGGCGTGGTCTCGTCCTTCGGCAGCGTGATCGAGTTGGACGAAGACGTGAGCTGGTCGGTACGACCGATCAGCGATTCCTCGCCCATGACCTTGACCATGATCTCGCGGCGGAAGTCCGGCGGTACCGCGAACCCGCCATCCGCACCAGTACCCTCGGTGCCGATGGTGGTCGGCGCATTCTTGATCAGGCGCGGGTCGATCTGGCCCGGCCCTGCACGCTGCGCCGCCTTGACGGACATCGCGAATTCACCGAGGGAGCGGAAGCCGTGTCGGCCCGCTTCCTCGACATCGCGCGGCTGCGCCGGGATACGCGGACGCACGGCCGCGCGCGCCCGGGTCGGCCCCTGCGGCTGTGCGGGAGTGCCGCCTTCGTCCGGGTCATCGTCCCCGGTATCCAGCAGCGTGACCCGGCCGGCCGGATCGTTGAGCCGGTTGTTGACCGCGACGATGTTTTCGCGGCGGTCGATCTCGTCCTCGGTCGAATTGAAATCGGTGAGGAGCTGGTCGAGCTCCGCGATCTCGGCCTCGGAGAGGTCGCGCTTCTCACTGTCGGCGCGGTTCTGGATGTTGTTCATCTGCTGGCCGATAGCCGCCAGCCGGTCGCGCAACTCCTCCAGACGGTCCAGCGGGACATCGTTGAAAAACAGCGCATTGACGCTGGACAGATAGACTTCCAGCGCTTCCATTTTGGAAACGTACATTGTGGTGCTCCTTCTCAGGGAAGGCCGGCGTCATCACGACGCTGGCTGTGACCCGACCGTTATGCGGTGCTGAGCCGCTCCTTGGCGCGCATCTCGGCGAGACGCGCATTAACCTTCGCCACGGCCGGGTGCGGTTTCGTGGTCGAAGTCTGGCCTTCGTCCTTCAGGGACTCCGGCGCATTCTGGAAAATCGAGAGATCAAACTTCGCCATGGCAGCGATGTCCGCGGCTTCGATTATTGAATCGGCGAAGCCCATCTCGACGGCATCGGCCGCCGACATCCATGTTTCAGCGTCCATCAGCGCGATGATCTTTTCCTCGTCCATTCCCGTCTGGGAAAGGTAGCTGGCGCGAATGGCCTCGGCGATCTTGTCGAGAGCATCGGCCATCTTCCGCATCTCTGCCGCGTCTCCGATGGCCAGCGCCCACGGGTTATGAATCATCATCATCCCGTTTTCGGCGATCCGGATTTCGTCGCCGGCCATCGCGATCACGGAGGCGATGCTTGCGGCGATCCCGTCGATCTGGACGATCTTTCTGGCCTTCTGGCGGGCGATGATGTTGTGGATCGCGGTGCCCTCGAAAACAGACCCGCCGGGCGAGTTGATGTAGATGTTCAGCGTCTCGACATCGCCGAGCGCCTTCAGGTCCTTGGCGAACTGCTTGGCGGTAACGCCGTCTTCGAAGAACCCGGCACCGATCACGTCATAGACGTAAATCTCTCCCGTCGATCCTTTCTTCGCCATGCGGATCGGGGCCGGCTCGCGTACCTGGCGGAGCGCGCGGAAGGGGACGATGTTGCTCATGATTACCTCTCGATCAGCGACGCCAGTCGCATCGCAAGGGCCATGGCGCGCTGTTCGATGACGCACCATTGACCGAGTGTCTGCGTTTCATTGTCGAAGGCCGCGGACATCAGCGCCGCGTCTTCCTCGATAAAGGCCGTCAGGGCCTCGCGGATGCCGGCGGGCTCCCCCTGAATGCCAAGGGCCGCCAGACTGTCGCCCACGAGCTTGCCGAGATAACGGGCCTGCTCCCGGTTGTCGTTTTCGACCGCATCCCGAAGGCGGCCGGCATCGCCCGCTTCCAGATACTGCTCCGCCATGCGGGTGCGGCGGTTCAGCGCCTTCATGGCCGCGTGACGGAACAACGCGAACGCCGCGGGATCGGTCGCCGGCAAATCCTCGTCCGGCGGGTCCTGCCCGATCCTGTCCAGCGTCGTCATGGCGAGCTGAACGGTCAGCTTGTCGGCGTTCTCGTCCGGCGATGTGTTCCAGCCACGGTTCTTGCGGACCTCGTTTCGCGTTCGAATGCCGGCATTCGCCCAGATCGAATCCGCCGTTGCCTTCGAGATCATGTCGCCTTCAGACAGCCAGTCGAGATCGAGCCGGGTCTTGATTCCCCGCCAGTCGGGGAGAAGCTTCCAGTCCGCTTCCTGCGCCAGCCTTTCCGCCCACGGCGTAAGAGCATCGCGCACGAACTCGATGCCCTGATGCTCGATGTTGTTGTTGGTCGAGCGCAGCAGATGGGCGATCTTGTGCGGCGGAACTCCGAACCAGCGGCACACGCTTTCAATCAGGTGCTGCTGAGTCTCGATGAACTGCGCATCGTTCGGAGCGACAGAAAGCGGCGTGTACTTCATTCCCCCGCCGAGAAACAGGAACCGGAACGCCCGATCCGGTCCCTGATGCAGCGCGTTGATCTGTTCCCGGTATTCCTCGATCTTCTCGTTCTGCAGGATCTGATCGGACGCCAGCACCCCGCCCATCTGCGTCCCGTTTCCATAGAACGCCTGCCCGAACCGTTCCGCGGCAGCGGCATGGGCAAACGACCTCGCCGCGACGTTCACGACATCGAATCCGGTGAGCCCGTCGAGACCGGGACCGTGGAGATGAAAGACATCCGAATACGGCAGATGGACCTCGCCGCCGCGATCGTTTGTCACCCGCAGAACCAGATCCCCGGAGCCGTCCCTTTCAAGGCAGCACCTGTCCGGCATCAGCGGCCACAACCCCGCCGGAAGTCCCCCTACACTGGGCTCGATCTCGGCATAGAAATTGCCGTAAATGAGCGCCTGTATCAGCGCCGCCTCCCGAAACGCGAACGATGTCATCTCCGGGTTCGGACGTTCATTCAAAAGACGATAGGTGATCGTGTCCCGGCGCATCGTGCGGTCGCCGTTTCGCTGCTCGAGAAACACGTCCCATTTGCACGACGCCAGCGACTTCGCGATCACGGTCACGCAGGCCCACACCGCAGAGAGACGCAGCGCCTCTTCCGCCGTCATGTAGACGCCGGCTATCCGGCCGCCTGCCCATACGATCCTGTCCTTTGATGTCTCCAGAGGCGGAGACGTGCGCCGGAGCGCCAACGTGCGCCACAGAGTCCCGAACGCCCGGTTGAGCGCGGACATGCCCTAAAGCCACACCGCCTGCGGCTCGGGGACTTCTTCCGGTATATTCAGGACCGCGAGACGTACCGCCATTGCCAGAGCCACCAGACCGTCAATCCTTCCCGTCGCCTTGCGCTTGGTGAACTTGCGGTTGCCCGCCGCGTCCTCTTCCAGCACCGCGCTCGCGACATTCCAGCGCAGGACCGGGTTTACATGCACCCTCAACGTTCCGTTCAGGATCGCTTCTTCAATGACCTCGACCGCCGGGCTCATGTCCTTGAACCCCTGCCCGCATTCGACAAGGCTCAACTCCACGCCCTCGGAATCGGCATCGGCTTTCAGGTTTTCGATCCGCCAGCGGTCATATGCGATCTCCGCGATCTCGACTTCCGCCGATCGCTCGCCCAGCCGTTTCACGACATGTCGGTAATCGATGACCTTGCCCGGTATCGCGTGAAGGTGTCCTTCCCGCTCCCATTGCAGGTACGGCACCCGGTCCTCATCCTCTCGTTCTTTCAGCGTGTCCTTCGGCGTCCAGAACTCGACAAAGGCATCAAGCGTGCCGTCGGGACTCGGGAAGACCTCGGCATAGGCCGTCAGGTCCCTTCGCCCGGAGAGATCGAGCGCGCCGTAGCACTCGCGGCCCCTGAACGAATCCCGGTCAAGGGTGCGTTCGCACGCCTCCCACTGCTCCTTGCCGATCCACGCCGACTCCGCATCCGTCCACCGGCAGAAGTTGAGCCGGAGCACGAGGTTCTGTTTCGACGGCATCCCCAGCGCATGGCGGACCTGTTCTTCCAGATACTTGGGCTGGAAGGTTATTCCCAGAGAAGGGTTCGCCTTGGGCCAGCAAGAGGGGTCGTGCAAGGGGTTATCGCCCTCATCCAGACTGCATACGAAGGCGAAGAACGAATCGTCCTCTATGGCGCCAGCGCAAACCTTGACCGCATAGTCATGGTAGTCGTAACAGACCGATTCCCGATCACTCCCCGAATTCGTGATCATGAAGATCAGCGCCTGCCGTCTTCCTTTCGTGCCGGCGCGCATGAACTCGACCATGGCATTGGTCGGATGCTCGTGGATTTCATCCAGCAAGGCACAATGCGGTCGAGGCCCCGACTGCCCCCGGCCCCGGTCTTCCGTCGAGATCGGCCGAAAGAATGAACCCTTGGACAGGTACGCTATGTTGGTCTTCTCGGTGCCGCCCGACATATGCAGGCGCTCGTCAAGCTCCGGTGAGGCGTTGACCATCGCCACGGCGTCCCGGAACAGAACCTTGGCCTGATCCTTCTTCGTGGCGGCGGCATAGATTTCCGCGCGGTGCTCGCCGTCGGCGGCCATCATGTAGAGACCGGTACCAGCGGCAAGCGGGCTTTTTCCGCTACCCTTCCCGGTTTCGACAAACGCCATCCGGAAACGTCTGGTCCCGTCCGGCGCCTTCCAGCCGAATAGCGATCCGACAACGAATGCCTGCCAGTCGATCAGGTCGAACGGCTTGGTATCGC